CCGCGGCGATTCCAGAGCTTAACGGTGAAGCGGTCAAATTCGTACTCGCCGCCGAAAACATCCAGCACAGAGCCGGCAGAGCCGCCCAGAAGCCTCCACACAGCAGATGGGACTGCTACGGTCATGGTCGCGCCAGTGGTTTTGTCAGTCCAGAAAGTAAAGGGGCAGTCATTCACGGCATTCGCATTCAGAGATTGCAGTGCAGCCGGCGCACCGGACGCACAGAAGGGTGATACAACGATTCCCTTCAGGTCATAGGCTATGTGCCTGGCATAGACGGTAATCGTGCCTTGACTGGAGGGGCCCCGGCGATAGATTCGGAACGGCTGGGGATCTGATACAGGGTCCGGCTTGGCAAGGATGATCGCCCGGCGGACGAGGTCCTTATAATGGACGCCTGTAATGGGATAGCGGAGCGTCAGCTCATACTGGCCGTTCAGCTCCGCCACAACCCGGCATTCGACGGCATCGGTCAGCACACCAATGCCGTTGGTGTCAAATGCTGTTTCGTTGGGGCCATAAAGAATAGGTTTCATAGTGTCCACCACCTCGGAATGATTTCTACATTGGTAATGCCGCCGGTGAAGGCGACAGGATTTGCGCCGGGTCCCAGTGTCGGGAACTCCGGCGCATATATATTCGCGTTCTGGTTGACCGGCGCACCCTCGCCGGGCTGAGAGTAAGCCTGCATCAGCTCACAATCCAGGATGATGGGATCCGTGATAGATTTGATCTCCACCGTTTTGGAGCCCACCGTGACCGAGCCGGCGGCGGTGCCGCGGACGGTGATGATGGGGCAGGATTTGAACGAAGTTGGATTGTGTAGCGTTCCAGCGGCTGAGAACATCACGGGATTATCTCCAACAGTCAGATAAGACTGCGGCGCGCAGTCGAAATTGACCGTACACCGCCCGTACTTGTTCAGGATGTTGTCGATGTCCATAGGGCCTTTGAACACGGCCATGCGGTAATGGCCGGGGTCGTACATATCCACCAGCTTCTGATACCCTGCGGTGCCCATGAGCCACGCCTTGACAGCGTGGGCCTGCTCCGGCATCGGCAGATCGCCATGAAAATAGATGTCATAGGACTGGGTATAGTTCTCCCAGGCGTCTTCCATAACATGCAGGTCTCCGTTACGCCCCGCCACCGAAAAGGTTTTCATCTTACGGGCCGGGATAGCTTGGCGGGGATATCGCTCTACATGGATGGAGTAGTCCCAGGTCGACTTGACGCCAAAAGTAAAACCGTCATGCATCAGAATACCTCCTCCCTGGCTTCCACTTTGGTCTGTATGATGTCCATGATCCGTTCTGCAAGGTCATTGGCAGACTCACCGGGCTGCTGATAGATCTGGAAGACCTGACCGCCATAGTTATGGGCTACGCTGCGGGAATAGGAAGCAGGCGTCTGGACCACACTGGGATAAGCCTCCACGCGGTCAAGCTGTTTCGCAAGGAAAGCGTCCTGACCGGCCAGAGCAACATCTCCCATGACCTTCTTGAAGTCAGCGATTCTGTTCTTCGCACCAACGATCGCACCGTCCACGGTATACTCACCGCTCTGTTCAAACTTTCGTGACGGGGAACGGATCCAAAGGGTATTATTGTAAGCGTGAAGCGCTTCATTTGCAATTCCCACAGCTGCATTACGAACAGCTGGCCGCTTACTACTGAGGCCGCTAATGATGCCGTCCGCCGTATTAGCGCCTGACTTCTTAGCATCTTCCTCCAGCTTAGCCATTTCGTTGTTGAAATCCGTTCGCATTCCGGCCCATGTGCCGGCAAGGGTTTCTTTGCTTTCGGACACACCACGAAATGCAGCATTGATTTCATCGACGCTGGTCGCAGTGCCATTTACCAAGGCATCCAGAATCTGCATAGACTCCTGAGAACCATCGGACAGCTGCTCAACCAGAGCTTTATCCAGGCCCATATCCACAGCCTTCTGCAAGTTCGCATTGTAGTTAGTAAAGGCCTCCTGCTGCTTGCGCCAGTTTTCAATGATCTTCTCAGCGGAATAGTCGCTCTCCATGGAGAGCTCCTCGAACAGACCGATCTGGGAGTTGATGGATTCCAGGGCCTCATCCTTTGCGTCCGCATAGGCCTGCTCCAGTTCAGCAATTGCCTTCTGCGTCTTTTCTGTGGCAAGCTGGTGTTCATCCTGGGCATCAGTAGCAGTCCCGGTGGATTTCTCAAACAAGCGGATGGCGTCTTCTGCTTCCTGAATTTCATCGTCATAGGATTCCATGACTGTAGTGGCAGAGGATATGGACTCGTTAAGTTCACCCTGCGTGATTCTATTTAGCTCCAGTTCATGCTCCAAACCCCTAACCGCCATGTCCGCGTCTAGGGCGCTGGCTGTTGCTTCGTCCATCCGTTTCCTTGCTGCATCTTCGACATCCTTGCCTTGGCCGAGAGATGCATAATACGCCTCCTCGGCGGCACGCAACTCAACGATTGCAGCTTCACTGGCCGCGACTGCATCCCCGTGGCGTTTTTCCAGCTCTTCCGCCTCATCCACAAGCAGGTTAAGCTTGGCCTGGTAGGTCACAAGCTCAGCCTGGGCCTTGCCCTGGGCCTCAAGCACATCCGAGAATTTATCCTGGAGGGCTTTTGCCGTGGCATTCTCCTTCCAAGCATCGATGTTGGCGCGGATAGCGGCAGTATCTTCAGTGACAAGGCCGGTCTGCTCATCGATGGTCAGGTTCAGGTCCGGGATCAGCTCGTTCAGCTGTTCCACTACCAAGGCATATTCCCGTTGGGATTCCGCGGTATCCAGGCCTGCCGCTTCCAGCTCCTCCAGGCGCCCTACATAGTACTGGGCGGCATAAGCTGCGCCGTCGACCTCGCTTTTCGTCTCCGCAAAGCGGGCCTCGGATTCAGCAACCGTTTCTTCCAGCTTCTCGACGGATTTGGAAAGGCTGTCGCCCGCATCCTGAGCGCTGGTCGCTGCCAGGGTAATCAGAGTCACGGCACCAGCGATCACGCCGGCTACAAGACCCCAGGGGCTTGCCATGGCAATCGTACCACTGGCCGCCACCGCATTGCCTGCGGTGGTAGCTGCCGTACCAATACCGAGGATACCGCTTGCCAAAGAGGCGAACTCCGTAACCTTCTGGGTGATCTTCATAGCCACAATGCCGGCAGTAATGGCAGCGATCGCCTTTACAATGCCAGGGCCATACTCGATCACGCCATCGGCGATGTCCTCCACGGTCTCACCGAATTTATCCCAGTCGGTATCCTCGATCAGCTCATAGGCTTCATCGGTGATCTTCTGGATAATAGGGGTCAGCTTCTTCAGGGCAGGCTTGCCGGCTTCTGCCTGAAGCTGGCGCATGGCCTCCGCTAGCTCGCCGGTGATATTCTCCCAGGAATCAGACTCCCGGGCTGCCTGTCCCAGGGCACCGGAAGCAGCGTTGCCGGCTTCCACCATAGCCAGGAGCACATCTACCTTCTGAGATTCGGACAGCTCCTGGAAGCTCTTGGCATAGAGCTCGTTGGCCTTGGTGTTCCGGGAGGTCTCCGTAGCGGCAATGCCCAGAGCAGCATCGTTAGCATAGTTACCCTTGATGAATGCCTGGATCTGCTCCGTGGCTTCCTCGATGGACTTATCGTAGTAGGCTGCGTTATCCGCAGCCGCCACCATGGCGCGGGATGCGACAGTCAAGGCTTCTGCCGAGCCAGACCCCGAGGTCTTGGCAAAGGCGTATATCTTGGTAAAGCTGCCCTGCATGCGGGTGGTGGCGATGTTCGTGTCGTTGGAGATGCCCTCCAGCGCATCCTCGGCTGAGGCCTGCATATCCCCGAAGGTCTGCTCCAGCTGGGAATTGGCTGCCTTGACCTCGGCGGCAGCTTCAATGGAATCTACCGCAAAGTCCTTGACCAAGCCGCCCAACTCCCGCAGGCCGTCCATAATCACATCGGAGATCACATTGGCAGAGAGGATATCGCCAAAGTCCAGGGCAGCCTTGCCGGCATCCTTGGATTCATCAGCAAACTCCTCCATTGCATCACCGGCACTGTCCAGACGGGTTTTGGTGTCCTTCAGCTCACCTTCCAGCTTGGCAACCGTTGCCTGGGTATCAAACAGCGCGCCCCGCAGCCGGGTGGCTTCAATGGATTCTTCGCCGAATTTGGCCGTTGCCTTTTTAACAGCATCCTCCAGCAGGGCCTGCTTTTTCTGCTGCTCGGCAATCTGCTTCTCCAGCTGCTTGGAGGTGGCCCGCAGCTTACCTTGCTCATCGCCCTGGGCATCAAAGGCGGCGGTAACCGCCCGGGTCTCTGCTTCCAGAGCTTTGTAGGTATCGTTTATTTTTTTGATGTCCTTGCGAAACTGCGCTTCGCCGTCAATGACGATCTTCGGCCCGATATTATAAGACATAGGGTCACCTCAAATTCAGTGCTTCCATAAAACTCTTGGGGGTGCTGCCGGCTTTCGGCTCCGCACCGCTGGCGATGGCGTGACAGTCTATCATTTCCAGCATCTCACCGATGCGGGTATGAAGAATCTCGCCCTTTTGCATGCCCAGCAGCCGCCCCCAATACAAAAACCACGCAGAGCAGACTTTTACGCCTGCTCTGCGTTTTTTGCGTTTTTTGAGTACGATGCCTCAATATCCTGTGCCAGGGATTCATTGACCGCCGTAATAACGGCATCCCGGTATTTCCGTGTGGTGCCTACTGTCAGCAGGTGGCACAGGGCATCTGCATCCGGCACTTCTCTGCGCTCGGTCTTTTCTCCGTCAAAGCGGGCGTTGATCAGGCGATTCTCTTCGCCCTCCTGGATCAGCAGGCCCAGGAGCCACGCCGTATTGTACATGGCCCGGCCCAGCTCGAATTTCTCGCCGGCGTCCTTTCCGTCGAGGAATGCGCCGATATTGCTGATGCTGCCGCACTTCTCATTGACCTTATCCACGGCTGCCACAGTCAGGCAGAGGGGGAACTCCTTCCCCCTGATCTCTACCGTGACCATGATCAGGCCTCCTTGCCAACGCCCAGCATAGCTTCCAGGATCGCGATAGCCTCTGCCTCAGTGGTCTGCTCCTCGAACAGATACTTCCAGTCGCGGTTAGCACTGTCATCCCGGTGGATGTTAGCGGTAAGGGTCTGGGTCTGCCAGTCCTTCTGGTTCTCCCGGGTCTTGGCTTCCGTGCCATGCACGACAAACTTCGCCTTGGGCAGCACCATGGGCTGGTAGGTGATCTTGCCGCCGGACTGGAACTCGATCACATAGCCGATGCCCACATAGGGCGGCTTGGCATTGTCACCATACTTGATGACATTGACGGTCTTGCTTTCGCCATAGGTGAACGGCTCCGGCTCGGGCAGGCCGTAGATCATGCGTTCCGCATCGTCGTGGGGGGTGTCCGCGGTCAGGTCCACGGTGCCGTCGGAGAAGGTACCGCTCTCGGATTCAGCGGACTTATTGTCCGCGTAGAAGATGTTGTCATCTGCCGCGTTGACATTCAGCTTGACGTCAACACCGCGAGCCAACCGCCTGCCCTTGGTGTAGGTGATTGCTCCACCAGCATTGTTGTACAGGCCAACAATAGGGGAGGAGAAACCGATAATTACTTTTCCTGCTTCTGTATGATCCATGATTATTCTCCTTCAAAAACATCTTGAATTTCTGCATCGATGACCTTTTCCATAGCCTCGATGGCTTTCTTGCGTGTGGCGTTTACAGCCGGCCGGACAAACGGCATCTTAGCGCGTACAGAGGAGCCGCTTTCCGTGGCCGCTGCAACAAGCTGATTAGGAACGCCCTGCGGGTGTGTTTCCGTGGGGTAACTGCCATAACCGTCGAAACCGGCTTTTGTGTGAACAAAGCCGGTGCGGTCTCTATCTATAGGCGTCAGGCCAAAGCTGTCTACCAGGTCTTTTTTCTGACCTTTCGGAATCCCGTGGAACACCTCGCCGGGCTGAAGATGCCTAAACGGCTCTTCCGGGAGAGCTTCCAGATTGTCGCGGATTTTATCCGCCACAACGGCGGCGCCGGCATGAACCGCCTTTTCCAGCGTCTCATCCTTAGCAAAGGTGCGCTCCAGCTCCTGGAGCTGGGAGAAGAACCTCTCCGAACTCTTAAAAGAGATCTTCGCCATGGCTAGATTTCCCAGACCCACTCATAATGCCAAAAGCCTGTATCCGGCTCGAACTGCACGCTGTTCAAGCGCCAGGCAACACCCGGCGTGTTGTTCAGCGACTGCTCAAAGGCATCCTTCCAAGGGTCAAACTCCTTCTTGGTAAACAGATCTGTCGTGCCGGTGACGCCGGTCTCCACATGACGGTTACCAGCGACCATGTCGGCCGCGCCATCCTCCTGCCAGACGAAATACCGGCTGGATTTCAGCCGGCTGCCATGGCTCACCTGATCGGTGACCGCCGTATGCGCTGCGATAATTCTTTCATACCAGGGCATTAGGGCATCACCTCCAGATTCTGTTCGATGTTCTTAAGCGACAGATCCAAGGAAGGCGGAAACACATCCTTAGCAACCTGAACCGTGTCGATGCGGTACTGTTTACCGTCGTGGGTGATCGCCACATCCTGCGAAGTGACCGCCACCCGGGGGATCCGGATCACCTTCACGATCTCCGCATGGTTCTGGCGGCTCACATACAGGCGTGTAATGCCGAGAG